AGCCGTAGTAGCCGATTGTTACCTGACCAGCAGCTGTTGACTCTGCGCGTAGTCGGTATGTTGGTGACTCGTACCATGTGTACGCGTCTGGGTTAACGATCAGGATTGTTCCATCTGAATCGCCAGCATTCTCTGGATCGACGTAGAGGTTAAGTCCTGCAACGTTACCTGTGAGTGATGTAGGTGTTACAACGCCGCCTGCGTTCTGTGGCTGTGATGCGTTGTAGATAGGGCGTCCTGAATCGTTCAAGGTCATAATGTTAGACCATTGTCCAGTTGAGACGACCATGTTGCGAGCGAATGGATTTGGAAGTCCTGCTGTCGCGCCATAAACAGATGCTGATCCACGAGCAACAATTCCGAGAAGCTCGGCTGCTGTTGGATATGTTGCAACTGTAGTTGCATCAAGTGTTGCACCTGAGATGAGTGCAGCGTTTACTGCTGCGTTAGTTGACTTGGCATAAGCTGCTGCCATGTTGCGAACGAGTTCGTCGAAGAATGCTGGAGATGTACGATCTAGCAATTCTACTGAGAAGACCTGTTGTCCTGCGTACTTTGCAACGCTTACGCTTAGGAAGGCAGAGTTCTGGTCTGTGTTAGAGAATGCTGCGTCTTCAGCTGCAACTGCAACTGTTGGCATAGCGGTGATCTTAGGAATCTCGAATGTCATACCTGCATCAGGAAGCACTCCACGAGAGATTGCATCGATTGATGGGCGGATAGTTGTACCGAGAGGGTTGATGATCTCTGAGAGTTGACGTGTTGGTACGAGACCAGCGTTGTCAGTTGTGTTGTCTGCTGCTGCGATGTACTGACGAGCTGAGTCATCGCCAAGTGCTGCGCGGATTGACTGCTCTGCGTACTTTGCAGCTGTTACTTCGATTCTTGGCTTTGTGTAAGCCATTGCTGTGACAGCAGGGCGAGCAGCTTCAACTGCGGCAGCCTCAACTGTAGGTGTTGCTTCGACTGCTGGAGTGGTTTCCACTGTGGCTGTCTCGCTTTCTGTTGGTAGGGTTTCTTCAACGGCTTCATCTTCAGACGCCGCTATATCAGTGACGGCTGCTGACTTAAATGCGGCTGCCTGCACTAAACTTACTTCGAGTAGGTCAGCACTCGATACGTACAGCACGCCATTCTTAGGCTTGGCTGCATTGACCATAACTCCGACTGAGAGACCAGTGCGAAGTTCTTCTGAGGCTTCGATGAGAGCATCTGTGCCACGGGATGATTTAGAAATCTTGAACGATGCAAAGATGCCGTCCTCGGTCTCATTAAAGAATTGAGCGCGGCCGATTGGCTGCTTTGGATCATGCTCCAGAAGGAGCTTCACTTTAGATGAGTCAGCGATATTAATCGCGCCACGCTCAAAGACTACGGCTCCAGCAGATGTGTTTCCTACCTCGCCATTAAAAGGAACGATCTTGCCAGAGATAGTGCGCTCTGACGCGTCCGCTGTAAGTTCTGCTGAGAATGTGAGCATCTCTTTCATTGCATGCCTTCGCTTCCGTTAGGTGTTAGGTCTGTCATCTCCATCGCCTGCTCCTGGGTGATCAGTTGAAGATCAAGAAGCTCACGAATGATTGAAAGTTCTTTGAGTGGATCTGTGCGTAGATAGTTGCTATCAAGATCGAATTTCACGATGTTGCCACGAGCTGTAATGTCATCCATTGATAGACGATCCTCGATAGCCGATACGAAAGGCTGCAAGGATAGAGTTAAGAACTGAAGCCTCTCGTCTTGCACGTTGGCATAGGTCATTGTGGTGTTCTGATCTGCTGAGACGTAATAAGGTGGGACGTTGCATAGGCGAGCAATCTCTGTAGCAAGGTTCTGTATAGCCTCGTTATACATCATGTCTTTAGGGCTGAATCCGACTGTCTCATAATTGAGAGTTGATGTCAGATAAGCCGTAGAACGATTTTGACGGGCAGACTTCCATGCTGCGAGTAATCCTTGAACTTCTACAGGTGGTAGATCCGCGCCTGTATTTTTAAGATATCCAGACGCCATTGGAGTTGCAGCAGCTATGACAGAAGCCTTCTGGATGTCCAGAGCTGCGCGGATAGTTGATGTGCCTGTGTTGAGAATGCCATCGCTAAGTGATTGGAATGTGATCAAAGATCCTAAGCCGTCCATTGGTACTGTCGTACCATCGATGGCGTAAGACTTAACGAAAACATTGTCACGATCAAGTGTCGCAGTTACGCGGCTGTTAGCGATCCACTCGAATCGAGATGGACGCCCGTCTTCTTGATAAGTCTCTACTACTTGCCAGAATGCCTGTCCGTAGAATAGAAGTGAATCAACTGTGTAGGCAATAGTTACTGATCGAGGCTGTGAGTATGAAGGCTGATCGAGCCATAGTGGCTTGCCTAATTCTTCGCCTGTTGACTTCTTGTATAACTCAAGTGGGATAGTGCCGATCGTACCAGCGAGAAGGTTGCGGCATCGAGCTAGTGCTGGAACTCCCATTGCTTCAGTGCGTCCAACGTAAGCGAATTGGAAGGGCATGGCATAAGGCGAATACTCACCTAGAACCTGCGGTGCGTATTGCGCTTCGACATTGGCCTTCGGTGTTGCACCTGTAAGGCGCGAGAGGATACCCATAGATGGCAATTATACACTACATGTTGTGTTATTCGGTGTAGATAGCCGCAACCTGTTGTGGCTTTAATAGCATCGATACGACCATTGCTAGACCGATAGGCGCGGAGATATCGCCTGCACTCTTACGCTTCACGATGCGCCAGCTTGAATCGTTAACTTTAGCCGCGCAGTTATTCATCTGTTGGATCAACTCGGCTTGGCCGTTATGGACTACGCGATGATTGACTAGACCATCGAGAAGGTCAGAGCAAGCCTGATAGAACTGCTGGCCTGAGACATCTTGAACTACCTGACCAGCATTAGCCAATCTTTCAGCGATCGATTGTGTCGCGTACTTGTCATAACAGATCATCTTAGGTCGATATTGATCAGCCCATCCCTTGATGTCAGCTGCAATCTTGAGATCATCTACAGAGACTTGCGACTCCCATGTCTGGAGAATGCCCACGCCGATTCTTCCGTCACCCATAATCTGACCAGCAACGAGGCTCGCATTGCGGCGAGATGGAGATACATCGAAGCCAAAGACTGTATAGCCACCAATCGGAATCTGGAGCGTGGAGTCGCTGGTCTCCTCAAGTACGCCATGAGGCCATGGACTCTGTAGAGAATCAATCCATTGACATAGAAGCTCAGTCCTAGTGTCTTCAATTTTGTTAGTTGCCACAGCTTCTTCAAGTGTCTCCTCTGTGATGGTATGGCCGAGTGCTGGATTGGCCAGCGCCCATGCATTGCGGTCTGTGATCTTGCAGTATTGCGGTGCTGAGTATTCATAAAGTGCGAATGATTTAGGCGGATTAGATAAGGCTCTTTCTCGCAGTGTGTTGAGAGTCTCTGAGAAGGCATCGCCAGCATTAGATGTCAGAAAGGTCTGGCTATTTCCACGAGCACGCGTGGTTGGAATTGCCGCGGTGTAACCCTCTTTACTGATCTCTCGCACTTCGTCAATCCAGAGAAAATCTGCTGTGCGTCCACGAGATGAGTCACGAGTATCTGATACGAGGTCAAGTGTTGCCCCGTTTAGAAGCTCAATGCGCTCTCCGCCGTTGGCGTAGCGAATGGCTTTAGTACCAGCCTTCAAGTGCGGAGCGTTCTCGATGATCCATGCGATCTCACGAAAGGTCATAAGCGCAGTTGCTCGGTTGGAAGACATGATCAGATGCTTCATCTCGCCGCCGTAAAATAGACCCCATATGACTCTCATGCGCCCTAGATGGCTCTTACCATTCTGGCGTGCTACCAACAGCAGTGAAGTCTTGCGAATGTAATTACCTTTGGCGTCCACGCGCATCATGTCATCTAGAACCCACTTCTGCCACGGCATTAAAGGAGTGCCAAGATCATCTGCAAGCTTGGCAATCTCATCTGATCGAGTCTTGCCCTTGAGAAGTGGACTGTGAAGCCTTGGCTTGATTGCCCCTCGTAGCGGCTGCTTACGAGCACCCATCAACTAGGACTGTCTGTGACTGGTCGGGCTGTAAAGGGACTGTCTGGCATCGTTCTGGACTGCATCGGGGATATATTGGAAGAAAAGACAGGGGGGGTACGCATAGATCTAAAAAAAGCCCCCTGATTGCGTGAACCCTTCTTGCTATTGCAAGCAACGCA